GCGATTGAGGCATAACGGCCACCGCCCATGGTGCCTTTGGTGATGATGCCGCCCCAGGCGCCGTGATGGAAGAACAACATGCAGCGCCTGGTCTTGCTGTTGCCGTCCTGCGTAAAGCTGAACCTGATCCAGCCTTGATAGCCCATGTGCTCGATGTTGCTGCCGTTGTTGCGCATCAATCGCACAACATTTTCTAAGGGGTCTATCTCCTGGTTGTTGCTTACGGCAGTTTCATGATTGCCATCGCCTGCCATGAGGATGATGTCTTGCCATGGCTTGAAGAACTCAGCCGCCTCACTAAATACAAGGTCGAAGTAGTTGCCGCCTAAATGTTCGGGACGGATGTCGCCCTTGCTTGCTCGGCGGTCCTTTTTGCCTTGCATCAGGCAAAGCACATCTCCGAACATCAGGACGTGGCCATTCTGCGCGCGGCACTCGTCGAGATGCTTGGCCAGCAGCTTGCGGTCACACTTTGGGTTGTCTAAGTGAATGTCACTTAGCAGCAGGAATGTAGCTGTTTCGGTGAAACCTGCGTAAGGAATGCGCAGCTCTAGAAGCTCTGGCGTCTTGCGAATAGAGGTGATGTCCACAAGACGGGGCTCCGTGTGTACTTAGCCTAAGGGGCGTGGCTTACAAGCATCGCCCAGCCGGTACCGGGGCCATCCACCTCCCAGCGGCGCAGCCAATTCTTGCGGCTGTAGGCAATGCCTGCACCTTTGCTGTGGTTGACGTAGCCGCCGTTCACCATGTCGGCCTCGCCGTTCGGATCATTGTGGACGTAGGCACCGCTGGTAGAGCCGATGATCACGGACCAGTGGCCGCCTCCGGTTGGTGCGCCGACAGGCCCTTTATGAAGCCAGCCCACCATCACGGGGCGCCCGGCTTCGAGCTCGGTCTCGATCACGGCAGGGTTGCAGTTGGTCCGTAGCCGTGCGGTTAGCGCCAAGGATTGCAGCGCCTTGATCTGCGCTTGCGCGTTGGTGGTGTCGCCGTAGGTGGCGCGGATCTTGTTGTAGGCATCGTCGCTGGTGACCTTGCCGTAGAAGCGGGCCACCATGGCAGCGCTACTGCTGAAGCACTCGCGGTAGCCCGTGCCTGAGCGGTTGTCGTTCTGTGCCTCATACGGGACGCGCAACAAAATGCCCTGCTGTTGCAGTTGCGGTGCGCCCTTCTGCCACAGTGCGCCTTCGGCCTTCCGGCGGCGCAGCAGGCCAGCCTCAACGGCACTGCCAGGGTTGCGGTAGAGCAGCAACGCAGCCGGTACAGCGCTCCAGTCCTTGTCACGCAGCGCTGAGCTGATGGTGTCAAACCCAGCGCTGCCGTAGAACCCAGTGCCGAGGTTGTAGGCGAAACTTACAAGTGCGCAGCGCTGCGGATCGCCCATGCTTGCCCAATGCGGGATTGTGCGCAGGCGGTCTGCGATGCGGTCCACCTCCAAGCGAAGCAGCATGTCAGCTTCGATGACGTTGATCTTGTCGCCGCGCTTGACCGGATCGCCGTTGCCGTAGCGCGTGGTTCCGTAACCGATCGTCCACGGATCGCCGCCGCTCAGCGGATCGGGGTAGGCGCTGAGGTGGCAGCCTTCAAACTCCTTGATGATCTGGATCGCATCAGCCAGGTCGGTCTGCTTGCCTGGGACGCTCCAGGTCTTGAACCATGGCTGGTCGCGGTTCAGCAGTTGCGGGGCGCGCTTGTTGATGGCGGCCTCGAGCTCGCTGATCGATGCCAGCTGGTGCGGCAGTCCCTTGAAGTACCGAAACAGGTCAATCAGCCGCAGTGGTTGCGTCATGGCCGTTGGATTTGCTGCGGCATGGACTGCCGGTAACTGAAGGCGCCCTTGATCTCAGACCAGATGATGGGGCTGAGCATTGCGGCCACAACGGCAAGGATCACGACTTGCCCCATGCGCGTCTCAAGGCGCCCAACACGGACGCCTAATCCGCTCCGCTCAGTCTTGTCGGAGATGGCGGCATCAAGCAGCTGCTTGAGTTGGCCTTCCAGTACGCCGATGGCGCGGAGGATCTCGCCGTGCGTTGGCTCAGTCACCGCTTGCGGGAGGCAATGCCACGCAATGCGCCGAGGATCAGCTGGGTCCAGCTGTTAGCGCGAATGCCAGGCACGATTGCCAGCAGTTCAGAGCCAGCCAGCAATGCCACGGCGATGCTGGTGATGTCTTCCGGTGTCATCGAAAGTTGTCAGCTGCCGACAGTCTAATTCTGGAGCGTGAGCGTGCTGGCCGCCAGGGAGAAGGTGCCGTTGCTGGTGGTGATGTTGCTGTTGAAGTCGTTGTAGGCAACCAGTTCATCAGCACTGCTGGCACCACCGCGGGATTTGTAGTACACCGCGCCGCGTGCGGTGATGGTGCTGCTGGTCCAAGAAACCGCTGCAAACTGAATGGTGACCTTGTCGTTGGCGGTGTCCTTGGTGACAGTGACAGGCACGCTGATGCCACCGGCGGTGTAGCCCGTGCCACTGACTTCATTGGTGACGCTGGAACGCTTGAGGTGCGTGTCTTTGTCTGGTGTGTAGCTGCTGGTGACCAGCATCACTTTGAAGCTGTCGGTGTCGAAATCGATGGCGTTGCGCGCCATGTCATCGATGCAGGAGTTGTAGACGAAGGAAGCCATCAGGGTGCAGGCGGCTGCGGCCAGGTGATGTCGAATGGATTGGCAGCATCGGCCAGATCGCGCAGGGCCTGGCGGTAGGTGGCCCAGGCGTCACGATCAGCGCCGAGGTCGTAGTCAGTAATCTGCGTCCAGTCGCAAGACTGCAGCAGCTCAATGCGCCGTTCGCGGATCCTGGCGTGCTGCGTTTGCAGCTCATCGAAGCTGTAGGGGCGCACGATGTACTCAAGCGCCTCACCGTCCCAGTCGATTGTTTCCAGCTTCGGGTTGCACTCGGGGCGCTCGTAAGGGCCGCTGTAACCGGCACGCTCCAGCTCGTCAGGCGTGAAGGTGGCGCGATCTGTGCGGGTGGTTCCGTCCGCAAAGCGGATGCGGTGCGGCAGGGGTGCTGGGGTGGCTTGGCGGTGGGAGTAGAGGGTGCTCATAATTTGTTGTCGTAGGCACTTAGAACGCGAGCGTTGGGTAGGTTGGTCGCGTAAGCGGAGCCGTAAATCCGAGCACTTGTGCTGTTATAGGGCACACAAAATACGCGGCCATCTGACAGCAACACGCCACCGGCAAATGCACTAGATCCTGGATAAGTGCCTGTTGGTGTTGTTAGTGTATCGGCAACTGGGTCATAGATACGGGCGCTTGTATTGCTATGTGGCACGCAAAATACGCGACCATCAGGTAGCAATACACCACCAATAAACGCAGCAGATCCTGGATAAGCCCCTGATGGTGTCGTCACTGTATCTGTGGTTGGATCATAGATACGTGCGCTTGTGCTGTCAATTGGCACGCAAAATACGCGGCCATCTGACAGCAACACGCCACCGGCAAATGCAATAGATCCTGGATAAGTGCCTGTTGGTGTTGTTAGTGTATTTGTGATTGGATCATAGATACGTGCGCTTGTGCTGTTATAGGGCACACAAAATACGCGGCCATCAGGTAGCAACACGCCACCATAAAACGCAGCAGATCCTGGATAAGCCCCTGATGGTGTCGTCACTGTATCTGTGGTTGGATCATAGATACGTGCGCTTGTGCTGTCAAATGGCACACAAAATACGCGGCCATCAGGTAGCAATACACCACCAATAAACGCACTAGACCCCGGGTAAGTGCCTGCTGGTGTTGTGAGTGTATCTGTAACTGGGTCATAGATACGTGCACTTGTGCTGTTAAATGGCACGCAAAATACACGCCCATCAGGTAGCAATACTCCGCCAAAAAACGCCGCAGACCCTGCGTATGTGCCCGCTGGTGTTGTCAGTGCATCTGTAACTGGGTCATAGATACGTGCGCTTGTGCTGTTAATTGGCACGCAAAATACACGCCCATCAGGCAATAGCACGCCACCAACAAACGCACCAGACCCTGCGTATGTACCTGCTGGCGTTGTCAGTGTATCTGATACAACGCCGTAGTTGAACTTCCGATAGCTACTGATGTTTCGATAGTTCAGCGGATACCATTCTGTTGATTTGCCGGGATAGGTTCCGGCTTGCAATTCATTTGTCACCTCTGGCAGCGTAAACATGCCGGGCGCACGCAGCACCGTTGTTATACGTGCCGGTCCGATTAGCCCGCCATTCACTCCATTCATGAGATGTCCTCGTAGCTGATGACCAGCTCCAGGTCGCCGGCAGCGCTGGCCTGTGCGCGGAGGCTGTGGCCTTCCTCCAGGTAGATGTATGCCTCGCGGGTGACCAGCACCTGAGTGGCATCAGCTGGCACGCTGATTGTTTTGCCGATGGCGAAGCCGGTGGTGCCGTTGTAATGCTCCAGGCTGATGTCAGCTGCTGCGGTGCCATCCACGTTGGCGCAGTACACCGAGTTGACCTTCAGCACCTTGCCGCTGCTGGCGGCGTTGCTCAGCGCTGCAGCCATCGAGGTGGTGACGGCATAGCCCACGGTCTTGCCGACGACCGTCGTGACCGAGCTGCCTGATTTGATGTTTGGCGCTGCCATTGATCACCGCCAGGTGGTGTATTGATCTTCATTCCAGAATAGCGACGCCGCAAAGCCATCATCATCAGCTGCGGTTCCAGTAGCCGCCCCAGCCGCCCACACCACATTCACCACCAGGTCGATCTCGCCGGTCTGCGTTGCAGCGCCAGCAATCCAGATCACATTCACGCCAAGCTCAAAGCCAGGCAGCGGCTCAATGCTCGGCAGCCATGTGCCATCCGTCACCAGCGACACGGTGGTGTCCACGTACCCACCACTCTTCTGCGCCTCCTCCGGTGGCTCCTGGTAACGCCAGCGCATTCCAGCCGGCACGATGTTGGACACGCTCGACTGGCCTGCCCAGATCTCAGCCGGCAGCAGGAAGCTGACGAATGAACCCTGCTGCCCGCGGTAGTGATCGCGGATGCTGGCCATCTCGGCCTGGGTCAGGTTCTCATAGCTCAGCTCCATGGTGAGGTTGCTGACGCGGCTGC